TCCATGCATCATCAATGTCATCATCATCATGCCAAAAGTTTATGTCTAGCATTCTTCCTTTAAACATATCCATTTCCCACCAATCGCCCTCACGTGATTCTTTCCATTTCTTATATACTCCGTAAATCTCATCCATCGTTATAAGATCATTAGGCATTGTTATTTACTCCTGGATATTAAGGTTTGATGATACCGAATTTAATGTTTTGCATATGCTACGTTTTTAACTTCTGGATTCCAACATGCTCTACAATCTAAACATTGATTTTCTTGTTTAGGTGCTGGACATTTGAAAGTTTTATAATTAATTTCGTTTGATGGTTTTGTTGATACTGTACTTGTTGGCAAATTATATTTATTCTTAGTTGGTGCAACATCTACCATATGAGCAGATAATCGAATAACTAGATTTTTTGGTTTGGTGTTAACTTTCATATAATCATTGACTATCTTATATTCTCTAGTAGGTAGCCAGTGTTTAACGTTAGGTGTTAACTCTGCTACTTTTGATATTTTTTGTAGATGTTCTACGTCTATTAAATCGCCACTATCGTGCCATCTAAATATAGCAATTCCGAATTTTTCATACTCATAATTTATATCAAATGCCATAGCCTCAACCCATTGAGGATTATTTTTTATAGCCTCATACCTACGCATTCCAGCAGGTATTATAGTTTTTGCATATTTTAGGTAATTACCTTTTAAGGCATAACATCCACTACAAGTTGAGCCTTTAATGTTAACTAATTTACTACCTGTATTGCACATGATCGCTGGTGTATTGTAGCTTTTACATGGCATTTTAGACGTAGCAGTTAATCCTTGATGAATTTGTTTTGCTTGGTTTCTATTTGTGACAGATTTTAATAATGTCATTGTGTTACTCCAGGTTCTAAGGTTTTATGATACCGAATTTATTTAGTTAGGATCGTAAATATGCAAAATAACTGTTTTCTCGTGCTGTATCAATAATTGTGTATTTGCTACAGTCAAGACATTTAATATTGAAGGTTCGTGGTCGATCTTTGCTATATATGTATAAAACACACTCTTTTTTGTTTACTTGTTGTTCGCCACACTCCACACAAGTTGAATTGCATTTGTCCGTTATGTAAATATAATTTTCGATATCTGCCATTCGTGAATTGCTTTTAGCCATTTTGTTACTCCAATAATTTAACTTATGAATAAATTATATCATATAATGATACTCTAGAATAGCAATAGTATATAAATAACATAGCTACATTTAAATTAATTATTGCAATGTTAGCAAATAACGGAAAAACTACAAAAATATAGCGAAAATGCCCATAAAAAAACATAAAAAACAGTAAAACAGTAAACAAAAAAGTAACAGTAATATACAATAGCTAATGATAACCAATGGTAGCTAGAGGGTTTTTGGTGCTGTTGTATATGCACCAGTCCATAACACGCAACATAAAAACCCATTGCAAAGTTTCAAAGGCTACAAGTAGCTAACACGTAGGCACATTGCAACAATGGCAGCAATTGAAACAGCAACAATTAAAAACAAAAGGTTGCGTTGTCTTTGGTATTGGTACAATGACGAAGGCACAAGCAACCCAACAACCCAAAACCCAACACAGCAGACACAACGCCGACACCAACAGCAACCCAATAACCTGGCTACGGAGAGTGACAATGGCAACAGCTTGCATTAGTAGCATTGGACGCAGTCCTTTGATACTAGGGCAAGGGGGTAGCCCTTGGCATCTCGTAGTAGTAGTGGTATCTACCCCTGCCAATTTAGTTTTTGTAAAAAGCCCCTTTTACCCAAACCCCTGTAACTAGTTACTACTGTTACTGTTACTGTTACTATAACTCCTCTTTAGTTACTTATCCGTTATATAGTTACTAGTTACTAGTTACTATAGTAACTAGTGTTACTACGTGCGTGCGTGTGTACGCGTGTACGTGCGTGCGTATAGGGGGTGATTTTTCGTTGGTAATTTGGGAGGGCTGGAGTAATAAACGAAGTGGAGAAGTCATGTGATTACCAGCCCCTTACTATTTTATACGTTATATGACGTTATTGACAATAATAGTAGATATGAACGTATTTTAGTTGGGGTTTAGGGAGTCATCGGCCATTGCATAGGTTGGATCAGATGAAACCAACGACTCCCTGATGTATATTTGTTGGAGTAACAACAGTAGGTATACAAATTAAATTATATCACAAAAAAGCACACCACCAAAGTAAAATTGTGCATCAGTTTTCGTTTGATTAGTGTCTTTGATGGTGTTCTTTACATTGTAGCAAATATGTCAAGGCAAGGGTGACCTGGTTTAGTACAGAGATACATTATCAGACGGACGCAATAGTGAGGCAGTTCACTTCTCTGGTTTACGACCCTTGCAATTCTATGTTAGCATATTGGTATGTTAGCGAAGATAGAGGTTTGTCCTAGGTGTTCTGGGCAAATTAGTAATTCTGGGAGTATTTTTGGATTTTCAGGGTATACAGAGATTTGCTGCATACATTGTGGGTGGGCTGAATATATATATGAAGAAGATAAAAGCAAGAGGCCTAGAGAGTATTTTGACAGACAGATAGTGCCTTATGATGAGGCTTTGATTTCTGAGAAAAAGAAAGACAGGCCTAAGTATGGGTATCCTGATATAGAGGTATATACGGACTTCACAGTTTTCAATTCTGGATTTGAAAGGATTGTTATTTCTAGCAGGTGTCCATTTTGTGATAGAGACAAGAAAACTTACAAATCGAAGAAAACCAGAAGGCTTAATTTACTAAGAAGTGTTTGCGAAAAGAAACATGTGTGGTATTTTAATGTAAAGGACAAAGAACCTATTTCATGGAGGTGATACATGCCTAAAGTAGGAAAAAAGAAGTTTCCCTATACTAAATCTGGTATGGCTAGAGCTAAGAAAGCTGCTAAGAAAACTGGCAGAAAAATGAAAAAGAAGAAGTATTAATGCCTAAGAAGGGTCAGTACAAGGCTAACGCTTCGAAGGAAACAGTTAGGCAACGCAAGAAGAATCAGACACCTAGTCAGATGAAGAAAAGGGTTGCTAGGAATTCGGCTAGACGCAAGGCTATTAAGGCAGGTAGCGTTACGAAGACTGCTGGCAATGCTGGGAATCCCAGGCGAAAGCCAGAGGTAGATCATTACAAAGGTGGAACTAGGGTTATTTCTCATAAAAAGAACAGAAGTAGAGATAACAACAAGAATCATAAGGGGAAGAAGAAATGACTGCATCTAACACAGGTATAAAGGGTATAAGTCCAGTGGATGTTATGAAACGTCAGGAGTTATTTCTCACGGCTTATGACAAGATTGGCAGTATAAGGGGTGCTTGTGAGGCTATTGGATTGAACAGGGTTACAGTTCAGGCTTGGAACAGGTCAGATGTTCATGGTTTCAGGGATAAATTTGAGTTAGCCAAGTATAATTTCAGGGAATCGTTACAGGATTTAGCTGTTGACAGGGTTAAGCAGCAGAAAGTTTCTGATAATCCTACATTATTGATAGCATTGCTTAATGCTCACTGGCCTGAGAAGTACAGGCCACAGGTTAATGATTCAAGTGATAATGCCAAAGAGGTTATGTTAGAGATTAGGGAGAGTTTCAAGAGGCTTGGTGCTAATGCTAAGGTTATTGACCAGAAAACAGAAAAGGAAGGATAATGGTATTAACTTCCACTGATTCTGGCCTTTTACAAGGAGCTAAGGAGTTATATAACAGGGTTTCTTTCGACCCTACAGACTTACAGTTGTCCATATTGAGTTCGAGGAAGCGTTTTACGTTAGTTGCTGGGGGTGAACAGGCAGGCAAATCTATGGTTGCTTCCAAGTATTTGTTAGCCAGGGTATTTGAGGATGATCCTCCTGGTTTATATTGGTTAGTTGCTGCTGATTATGAACGAACAAGAGCAGAATTTGAATATTTAGTAGAGGACTTTGGTACTCTTGGGTTGTTGCAAGAATCCTCAAAAAGGGTTGATCCAGGCAGGATTATTCTTGCAGATGGAACTAGGATAGAGACTAAATCAGCTAAAGACCCCAGAACATTAGCTATGAGGGCTCCGAATGGGATTATAGGTTGCGAGGCATCACAGTTAGACCTGGAGACATTCCACCGATTAAGAGGTAGATGTGCACCTAAACGAGGGTGGATGTTTTTGGGGGGTACATTTGAGGGCTCATTAGGATGGTATCCACAGATGTATCAAGCATGGAAGCATTCTTCCGTTGATGATGAGCAGTCGTTTTCATTGCCAAGTTATTCAAATAAGTATTTATATCCTGGGGGTCGAGAAGACCCAGAG